ACTTCTGTGCCACCCTCATCAACATAAGTCATCGTCCCTTCCATTTGGATAGAGACTGCGAGGGGGTTGATCTCTTTGACGGAGACGTTGTCGAGGGAGGCGGTGTTTGATCCAGTACTTGCTCGAAATATAAAGTTCCCACTAGCAATCCCATGCGTCCATGAAAGTGTTTTCGTTCCTGCGGTGGTGTAAGACGCTAGTACAGTCCCATCATTATTAATAACAAGCAGTGTTCCAGTGATAGCGGAAATAGTAAACGAACAGAAATAGGTTTCCCCAAGCGTCAGGATGTTCTGATACAAGAGCCCTATCCCTGACGTGCCGTCAAGAGTTGCAACACCAGCCGTAATAGCTGTGGCCCCTGTTTTTATCCAATCTGTATCCGTATCAAACGTCCCATTCGTCACCAACTCAGGCCCAATGACCACAGGCTCAGGCCACGGCAAGTTAGCCGCAGGGATCGTCATAATATCCGCAGCGCGTGTGACTGTAGCGCCTGCTGTTGGGTTGTAGGAACTTGGGGTGGAGCCAGCTTCGACTTGTGCGCCGTAGACGTGCAAGAGAGTAGGAACGAGTGTTGATGGCCTTGTAATACCATCTCCGCCAGTTGTTTTTGTGGCCGTGTATGTGTATGAAAAACGCTGCCATTCGTTTGTAGCAGTAAAGTCTCCGCTTACAGTTGTGTCTTCACCATAAAGCCTAAATAACTCATCAGTCCCATCATATGACTTAACCCACGCTGAAATTGTATATTGTTGCCCTATTGTATGAGTGAAATTTTGCTGGATGTAGCCACCGCCACCAATGCTTAAATAATCTGCATTTGTTGTTCCGTCAGGTGAAGTCGCATCATTTGCAGTTACAGAAACACCGGCTTCCACCCAACTCGCATCAGTAAAGTCATTCGAATAAGTAACCAAATTTGCCCGCGCTTCACTCTCGTGGAAGTACCCTTCGTTCACCCAAGCAGAGCCATTCCAGATGTGGTGGCCTACGCGGGGGAGGTAACGTGCTGCTGAGGTGGTCGGGACGTAGCTGTCGCCAGTCGCAGGGTTGTCCACCATGCCGCCAAGGTCGGAGCGGTAGAGGTGAGGAGTGGATGCGCTAAAAGCTGGTAAGCCGTTGCCCAAGTAAGTAGGTAGACCGTACGACGCGTATGCGGTTGTTCCAGTATCAGATGCACCAATATAGTAATAAGAAGCAGAAATACCAGAAACCGTTATTTCGCACATGTATCCGTCGCCATCAGCCAAAATGGATGAGGACACCAGAGTTCCAGATCCCGAGCCTTGCGTCTTCGTCACTACACCGTTAGCCAGATCAAATGTTGCAGCAGCCCAATTAGCAGCAGTTGGTCCTATAGACAAAACTGCGAAATCTCTATTGATTGGTGTAAAGTGGCATTTTAGTGTTCTTGTGTATACACCAGACGATCCTGGCTGATAAACTGTCTGAAAATTACTAGTACCAGTCTCAGTAAGAACACCGCTTGCAGATATAGACGATGAGTAAGCAATCCAACCCGACGCAAAATTGGTTTGTCGTATCTCATTATGCGGCCCCCACTTCAGCACCCCATCGCTGTCAACCATCGTGGCATTGCCTGCACGGGTGTGGGTAGCAGCACTCACAAGGTCCGTAGCTGTGCCTTCTGTGCGGAAGTAGCTTTCATCGAAGTCTAGGACTAGGGGAGGCTCAAAGCCAAGAATAGCATATTTGGTCAAAACCAGTGTAGACACACTAAAAGTCAAAATAGACTTTAAACCGAATACCTTTCCGAATGGGCTACCTATTTGATACATTAAGCGGTTTCCACTACTACACTAGTCGTCTTACTGATAGCTTTAGCAAATACATAGTTTGGTGATGTTGTATAAGTCATTTCTGTAACGTCTTTTTTTAGTTCACCTTGCCAAGGGCCGTATACTAATCCCACCGTGTCAGTAGGACTAGTATTAGATGAGTTAAAATTTACATAAAATGGCCATTGGCTAACATTCTGAAATGTAATATCAGTAACGTTATCTCCAATAAGTGTCCATTCTGCGCTACTTAGTTCTATTTTTTCAAAAGCCATATTAGAGAGCCTCTCTTGCAAAACCGAGTATTTCGTCGAAGCCAGCCTTATCTGTCATAGCAACTTTCATCATTTTTTTCTTGTTGGCTGGATTTAGATCTTTGAAAAGATTATTTAGAAGATCAGCATCTTGATTTTTAAGAATTACTGTTGAACCATCACTTAGTTTTTCAGCGCCGACAGTAAAAGCCTCATCAAGTTCTACTGATTCTTTAGTCAAACGATTAGTTGCTTTTGCAATACCAGCTCTGCGCTTAAAAGATTTGCCCCAGCTGCCTTTTGGCTTAAGCGGATCACGGGCGCCGAGAGTGTATGCATTATCTGCCATATCATCCGAAGCTTTTTTCACGTATGAACCAAGCGTTTTCTTGCTAATCTCATCAAGTTCTACTGATTCTGCTACACCTTGAGTCGAAACCTTACACTTTGGGCATACACCGCCTTTTTTCTGCCATGCTGCCGCAGTTGATACTTCATCGCATTTTAAACAAGCAATTTTAGCAACTGCTTCACCAAGTTCAGCTGATTCTTTTTGTATCGCTTTTTTAATAGCTTTACGACGGTTAAGAAGATACTTGTCAGACTTATCAGAGTCACCATCATTATCGATGTCATCATCTTCTTGTCCTACTGGATCCAATGCTTCATAGACATCTTCGTCTTCATCAGCTTTATAATCTGCTTTACGGGCAGGTGTCTTGCCCAGTTTAGATCTAAACTGGTTTTCAACATCCGATGGATAATCAAACATTTCTATTTCGTGCTTAGCTTTAAAATTTATTTCATCTCCAGCTTTTGGTTGAGCTACTTCGGAAAGTATTTTACGAAAAGTCTTCATTTTTGAGGTCCTCTTTTAAATCTATTTGTGATTTTTTTACTATTTATAATACGCAATGATTCTTCAGCTTCTGGTGGTTGATCCTGTTCTGGCTCATCAGATTGTGACGTATTGTCACTTTGATCTCCATCTCCAGTATCTTGGTTATAATCTGGATCACCCTCATCACCATAAAGACCAGCTGCCTTTTCTTTATCCATTTGACGCTGCATTTCTCTAAAATCATCATCAGACATAAACAGAACGTTTTTAACAACCCACTCACGAGAGAAATATTTGCCGATTTGTTCTTCAACATCTCTCAACGAAGATAGCTTTTCACGAAGAATTTCTGATTCTTTTAATTCTTCAAAATAGTTATCCTTCATAAAGTCATAACGTATTTTATCTTTAATATCTACCCACTCATCAGGAGTTATAACACCTTTAAGAATAAGTTGTTTTTCCAGGCAGGTATCAAATAGAGAAGAAAAACGAACACGCAATCTTCTAATGAATTTACTAAACTTCAACTCGTCTCTTGAAATTTCTGAAACTCTTCCAAATGTAGACATTGTTTCTGATTCGAGTCTTGATACTGGAACTCTTAATGACTTATATAGTTTTCTTTGGAAGTATTGAAGATTTTCATCACCGCTCAACGCTGCAGCATTACCGCCTGCAAGAATATCAACTTCAGTAGATCTATCACCGCCTCTACGAGGGAACCAAAAATCTTCAGTCATTGTCATAAATCTTCGAGAGTCTGTAATATCTCCAGATGTGGAATCGTATTGCAGTTTATTTTTATGACGAACCATCATATCGTGAAGATATTGTTCTGCTTTTGCTTTCGGTAAGTTACCAACATCGATATAGAAAATACGACGTTCTGGAGCTCTTGTGAGAGTGTAGATTACAGTCGCATCTTCAAGCATGCGAAGTTGGTTAAGAGGCTTAATAGCTGGATGCAAATATGAAAGAACCATAGAATTATTTTCGTTCATCAATCCAGAAGTAACTCTTGCTATAGAATCTTTAGAAATTCTATAACCAGTTGTGCTTTGGTTATTAAAAGAAGATGTTTTGTTTGATCCAAAGCCATTTTCTGAATATAGGAAATATTCTTTCTTTAGCTTTTTTACCGGCATTCCAGAATGTGGATCTTTATCTTTTTCACTTATTTCTTTCACAAGACGTATTTTTCTTGGGTCAATATATCTTAGTTCCAATATTCCGTCACTTAAATTTTCTTCATCAATTACTATGTGATAGTTTAATCTACCGTCTACGTAGAATTTTTGAAAAATGTCATATGCGTTATTGGAAAAATCTAATATACGAAGAATTTCATCAAACTCTTCTGATATTTTGTCTTTTACTTTGTTGGGAAGTTCTGTATCATCTAAAACTATTTCAACGACTTTTTCATGAGAATCAACGCTAATAGCTTCATTGACTACTTCATCTACAGCTTGTGATATTTCTGGCTGTATGAGCATTCCTCTGTATCTAGTTACCAACTCAGATTCAGTTTTTGCTGCACCATCCATATCAAGCATCATTCCGTAGGAACCACCTAAAGCAGTTCCTACGGTTAATGCACCGTCATCATTGTTTGGTTCAACAAATGATAACGGCTGTTTATCTTCTTGATCTTCGTCTCTGCGAATTTCAAATCCAAATAATTTCATTTTATATCCTTATTTCACTAATTATTAAGTTGTAGATATTCCAGTAGTACCTTCAACTCTCCATAAATCGTATTGGAATGTTACG